AGTCTCTCTTACTGAGTCATCTGGCCTGAAATGAGATCCGTGGAACTCATCCCAGTACCATTCTTCAAAGAGCTGGTTTATTTGGGGTAACACGACTAGCACCTCCTCCGGGTCCAGAGGGTCCACCGCCGCCCCCTTTAAAAAAAGCGATGATGACGATAATAGCTATTATCGTGACAAAAAAGTCCATTATTTGTCTCCTTTAAGTTCTTTCGTTACGCTATCAGAGCAAGAATCTTTGAGAGCATCAGCCTTTTCTGTTGTTTCTTCCTGTCTCTCCTTTATTCTTTGAGATTCTCGAACAAATCTTACTGCTACGTTGAACAGAAAGATCCCCCCAAAGAGGAATAGCGCGGTCTCTAACATCCCCTTTTTTTTTTTTTCCTTTCGATTGTTAGGTGAACCTTTTTCCGAGTTTTCGTTTGGTTGCTTTAGAGCCGTCTGCTGTAGTGCATCGACCCCAAGATTTTCCTTTAGACACCGGCCCTTTAAGCTTCTGATAGGGAAGGGTGTTATTGCCGCCTGAAGCCGCTGTCTTGAGCGTACGTACACCGGTTTTGTTCATAACTGGTACTGTTTCCATTGTGTAGTCCTTCTTCTAGTTTGTCTATAAGTCTGATCTCAGACGCTTTCATGTTGTATAGGATTTTCCTTTTATCAAAAGCGCGCCTAGCCCCACCAGCATCAGCCAACCCGCTGCGGGAAGAGGAACAGGCGCGGGCAGCATGCGCGTCAATCTCAGGGCTTATTTGGGCGGCGTACAGCTTGGCCGTCTCGGTGATGTTCATTTCTCTTTCTTCCTGTGGTAATGGGGGCGCTTGGCCCCGTTGAGTTTACTGTCGCTCGGCAGCGATTGCATTCAGAGCGGTGACAATTGCCATGCTTTCACGATGTTTGTGGTGCTTAGGGTGGCCCCAATGGGCTTTCGCCTCGTCAGGCGTAAAGTCGCGGCACCCAGCGACAATCGATCCGTCCGATTGCAAGGTGAACATGTACCCATCTGATCGGGTTATGCTTGTAGGCGTAGACGTGTACACCCCGCGCTTGACCAGCGCATTGCCGGAGACCCGCGCATCGCCGTAGACAAGCGCATTGCCGTAGACCCGCGCACTGCCGGAGACCCACGCATCGCCGCGGACCCGCGCATCGCCGGAGACCAGCGCATTGCCGTAGACCAGCGCATCGCCGCGGACCCGCGCATTGCCGGAGACCCGCGCATCGCCGTAGACAAGCACATTGCCGTAGACCCGCGCACTGCCGGAGACCCACGCATCGCCGTAGACCCGCGCATTGCCGTAGACCAGCGCATTGTCGTGTACCAGCGCATCGCCGGAGACCAGCGCATTGCCGTAGACCAGCGCATTGCCGTAGACCAGCGCATCTTCTCCAATGTACGCGCTATTATGTACGTTAGCCGTATCAGCCACCCACCCGTTGCCTTTAATATGCCTGTGCGCAGGAACGGGGCCGTTGCCGTCTCCGAAATTGTGAGTTTGCTCTTTCATCTGTCTGTCTCCTTGTGTTGATCGTCGCGCTGGCGGTCCATAATCAGGAACAGGCGCGTGGCGAAGTCGGACATGGTCTCTCTCCGTTGTTATTTAAATGGACTTAGTTATTTCAGCCAAGGCTTGCCGCCGCTAAGGTCGGCACAGTTAACAAATATGCCCGTAAAATACGTCTCAGACCCGCTAGAAACGTCAATGGTAGGGAATGCGTTTTTCTCCGCCCACTCCTTTCCTTCATCCGTTTCCAAGAACGCGGCCTTCAGTTTGGCTTCCTCCGCTGCGCGCTTCTCTTCTTCTGCACGGTATTTTTCATCGGCGTCAATGGTGTCTTGGTGCATTGCGATATAAACGCCGCGGTCGTCCTCGTCCTCAGTATCGTAAAGGAATGTGCCTGTTTTGTGGGTAACTCGGAGCGATCCGCGAATGTCTATCGTCAGACCTGCATCCTCAAAAAGGCGGACGACATCTGCTTGTGTTAGGTTTTTCATTTGGTTGGTTCCTTTGGTTGATGTGTGGTCCCCGGCGCGTGGCCGGGGGTGGGGGTCATGCGTCAATTTCAACGGCGGTCATGCCGGTGGTGTCGGGGCACTCGTCGCCGTCATCGTCAATGTATGGCGTGCCGTGAAGTGTGGCTGCAACTTCCATTGCATCTTGCTCGCTCGTGCCTTCAAACTCACCCCAGAAGATGCCGTTTGCGTAAACGCTGTATTTCAAAATCTGCATGCTCATCTTGGTCTCTCCAGTTGTGGGCGTCTGCCCGTTTCCTTGCACCACTATTACCCGTTAATACCGCACGAGTCAAGCAGTAATTTTGCAAAATCGTCGGCTGTGCAACAAAACCCACCGACACCGCCGAAGCCCCGAACGGATTGCAGGAAAGCGGCCAGGCGCAGGCCGCGTTTGTCGCCGGGCGTCAGACGCCAGCCGGGCTTTTTGGTTTCGACCGCCGGGAACACGCCAAGCGTTTTGCCAACGTGTGACGGCTGCACCAACACGGGCAACAGCCCGATCAGATCGGACGACTTCCAGCGCGCATTCAAGGCGGGCGACATCTGCTTGTGTTAGGTTTTTCATTTAGGTTTTCCTTTGCTATAATAGTATTCTTCTAGAGCATTTGCAATCTCACTAAAGGATTTACCTTTGTCATTCATTTCTGTAGCAATTCTTGATATTTTTGAGTCTTGGGTGAATTTCATTATGTGGTCATAGGTTATCTCGTGTCCTTCAAAAGTAAAACCACTTTTATTAAGACTCTCAACTTCCATAGGGCCGAGATGAAACAAATCATTAAGTACACCAAGGCAGCAATAACCTGTCTTACCAAACTCTGAAACACCCATAAGTGTCCCTTGTATTTGCTGGTACTTACCACTGCGGAGTGCGGCCATCCATTGATTAAATTCCTTATCAGTTATTTTAGCAATTGTCATAGTTTTTCACCTTACTGTAATCCACCCTAGGGCAGAAATTGTATTTGATAGACCGGTACTTTGTATTGATAAGGCCGGGCGGTTTGGCCACGTAGTTTTGTCTCCTTTTCTCAAAAATTTCTTCATAGCCTTTAACAAATAGCCAAGATTTTTTGTTAGGTTTGTAAGATTCAATCACAGTTGTTTCCTCTCGAAACTATCGCATACCACTTGTTATCTCTCGGAGACATATATGGTTTGCGGGTTATAGTATCGTAGCCTTGCGCAGGATACTTTCTCAGGTAGTTAGAAGACGCCACAAGGGCGTCCTCCTTTGTCTTAAATGGACCAAGATCCTCATACACCATTACACAGCCACGCTTTGGGACTTCTGGTGATTCTTCTTGTTGTTAGCATGGACTTCATTGGGGGTTGCAGTAACCCAATTCCGCTTACCATGCCGATCAACTTCAGAACGAATGTTAGGCGATCGACGACGACCAGACTTAGCCGGAAGCCCGGCTTTCTGCCTAGCGTTAATTCCAAGAGCACTCTTGTGGCTGCTCTGACGTGCCTTTGCTTTACCAATTCCAGATTTTCCACCAGCCATTGATTTTCTCCTTATCCTATGTGTTTAGATTACGTCCAGATCCACCCAGCTTGCTGTGAAGACCATGTTAGGGAGAGGACCTCCTTGATCTATGATAAGCTGCATGATGTCCTCTCGATTATGGCCAGCCAGACCACAACCAATTGGTGTGATAACAAACAAGAGACCGGGGCGAGCCTCAGCATACTTGATAAACCTATAGACAAAGTTCTCAATTTTATCGAGAGACAAAGTCTGCATACTCCCGTCTTTAGTAGGGATAGCATAGCACCGGCCAGTACGGCCAGTCCCTACACCCCAAGCTGCTCCAAGGCCTTGATGTGCATAGTAAGCCGCCCCTGCACTGTGATAACCAGCGAGGTTAGAACCAAAAACAAAGCATAGGTTGCTCACAAGATCCCAGTTATAATTCATATAAGCCATAAGTTAGTAACCTTTCATTTCTTCTTTTAACGCTTCGACAGCATGGATCATGTTAGCCTCTTGGCATTCTTTGATGCGCCTAAGACATTCTTCTTTGGTGAGTCGGCTACCACCCACCGGCTTAATCCTATCTAGATCAATCTTCATAGTTTTGCCCTTGTTTTTCGTTGTTTTTTCTGCTCGTCCTTGACTAGGTTTTCAAGGTGAAAGTTACAGGAACAACAAAGATCTGTCCAATTTAAAGCCACCCAACCTGCCAGATCGCACCCTACCATAGGTCTCTCCATTTTAATATTACACCTATCACAAATGTAATACTCTTCTGTCTTTTTCACCATTGTTATGGCTTCCTTCTGTTGATTTAGTATACAGTATAGTCAGTAGTAGTTGTCAAATGCAGCTTCTGCAGCCTCTTCTCTTGCTTCTCTGAGTTCTTGCTTGAGGTCTCTCATATACTCATTAAACTCTTCCTGAGTTATAAGGCCATCCTCAAGCTCTTGTTCAAGTTCTAGTTCGGCTTTATCACACCAGTGCATTGCTCTTTTCCTTGCTTACTATAGTTGCAAAACCTTTTTGATCCCACACGAGTTTTACCCCGCGTGAAATCAGTTCCTGTTTGTAGAAGTTAAACATAGTGTCGTGGTGTCTAGCAGCGCCAAGCGCATGTAAACTAAGATACGCATCAGAGTTTCTAGCGCTCCTATTCATCAGACTAAGAAGATCAAAGTTCGGCAAGTTGCTTTCGGATTTCATCTTCGGAAAGACCTTCCAGTTTGTTTTCTTGTTTCTTATCAAGGATCTCAAGAAGCTTCTGACGCTTTTCAGCTTTAGCGCGGGCATCTTGACGAGCAGCGTTTTCGTCTTGCTTATCAGCAATTACGTCTTTAACAAGCTCAAGCTGATCTTTCCAACGAGTCAACTGGGGGTTAGACCCAGTATCAACGAAGGTCTCTTCTCCCGTTTCACGAATCTGACGAGAAAGATCAATTGCCACCTTATTAAGGCAAGCAGCACCTGTTTGAGAAGTCAGAGCCAACTTGAACAGATCCTCAACGGTCATCTGGCCCTTAGTGGAGTTGAAGCGCCAGTTTTCTTTTGCAGCACGTTTGTAGAGATTAGTCATGGTTTTGATTCCTTTATCCAAAGTTTACGTTGTAAGCGGTTTTCTTACCTTTGTTGTCTGTTACCAAAAGTTCGATTTCGGCTTTTTTGGTATGAGAAAATCCAACACCAGAAAGCTGGTCGGGATCAAGCTCACACTTAGTCTTGTTTCCAAGTACTTCAAACACCTTACGGTGCTTATAAAGCGCTGGACTTAGAAACTCATTAAAGATACCACGAGGTTCCTCATCAATCTCACACCCGTCGAGGATGAAAAAGGTGTGTTTATTACCAGCCTTATTATTACCCCAGTAGTTAGGTGAGTTCATGATAGTACGAACCGTTGCTAGGTTGTTTGTATCTACTCCCCAAATATCTTTGGAAGACTGGGAAGAGCAAGGGATCTTGTGAGCGATAGAGAACACACCATTTTCTAGGGTTACCTCAGCAACAAGAACCCATTCTTTGTGACCAAGTTTTTTAGGATAGTCATATTCAAAGACCTGACCATCAAACTCAATCTCGGCTTTGAAGCCACCTTCTGTAGGAGAACGAAGTTTCCAGTTATGAATGGCACAACGATATATACCATCCGACATTTTACTACGAGACGGGTAAGTAATGTTCTCAACTGGTACATTGCCACTTGGCGCAGCTGAAGTGTAATCTACGTCTTGAACTCCTCCTGTTTGCGAATGTTGACGTTTGTTCCAGCCTACTCGCTGTTCGTTGTTACCATACTTGTCACCAACTTTAAAAGCCCTCTTGCTATTTCCGGGGTGGAAAACATGAAGATCCATAAGGGAGGCATTACGCCGACCCTCGTGGTTCCAAGAGTGAGAGAACCGGAAGTCACCATTAACCGAACCCCCTCGTGCAGCAACCTCACGGCGGAGATCAGAATCAGTGATACCACCGTTGTAGGCCCAACCAAAGTCATTGTTCCAGCTAAAGAGACCACCGGAGTCACCGTGTTTGGGAGCGGTAACTGTCATGAAGTTAGCCGTATGATCGTTACGAACCAAGGCTTCAATCTTATTGGCCTGAGGAACAACATGTTCAATGAAGTCCTCTGCTGGAATCGGCTTAGCGTTCTTGATGCTAAAGTCTGTCTTTTTAACTTCAGAAGAAAGCAAATCATTAATCACAGAACCACCGATCATCTGTTTACCAGTGTCCCGGTCAACAAACAAAACGTCGTTAACGTCCATATCTGAAGCACGAGCAAGCCTACGATCAACAGCGTGTTCCATGTTAAGCTCTTTAAGAGTCTTAACAGCATCATCAACCATACGTTGGGTGATCAAAGCTTTAGGACGCTTGTAGTTTTGAGGAGCAACTTTACTTTCAAAAGACTTTACCGCTGATTCAACCTCTTTACCCTTGGACAAGTCTGTAACAAGAGTACCAATTGAGGTATTTCGGAAGGAAGCGAGGCCGGGGTTTGTTGCTGCTACATGCCACAGGAAACTATCCTTTTGTGAAGAAACTAGCTTATTCTTAAAATCTTTTTTTGCCTTGAGCATGTCATTAACTTTTTTCTTATGCTCTTGACCTCGGTAGAGACTGTTTTCGTCAATCAAATCCTTTACTGTTTCAAGAGCATCAATGGTGAATTCGTCCATTGATCGTTTAAAAACCCCATAAAGAGATTTGACTTTCCCCTGTGGATCCCCCGGAGACTTATGGTAATGGGCCTTGTCGATGCTAGCGTGAAAATGGTAGAAGGTTTCCACGTTACCATCCGGATCAAGGTTCTTGTTAGAGGGCACCGACACCTTCCATTCAGAGGATCGGAAGATAGATTTGATCGGCGTGGACTTTACAATACTCCTCATTGCCTTCGCTATTCTGTTGTAAGGCTCTGGAAGGTTACTACAGTTATCCCATACAGTAGTTTTCTCAAAAGTCTTCGGATCAATGGATATGACGCCGCCAACTCGACGAATAAATTGTTTATCATATGAACCATCGTGGAACGTACGTGTACGGAAGATGGGGTTTTCCTTCCCGGTAAACGCGTCGAGGTAAAAGTCAAAGAAATCTTTTTCTTCATACTTGTCTTTGATTGGTCCGAGGTCATAGGCTGGACGCCCGTAGTCGTTCTTGGCGTACACCTCTTTTTCACCAAAGTCCTGAAGTTCTAGGTCAACAACGAATAGTTCACCTTTAGACATTTTGTCGAAGCTCTTGTTTACTGTGTTAGCAAAAAGTTTGAAGTTTGTCATTTGGTCTGGTCCTTTATAGGAGTTCAGTTTACAGGTTTGGTTTTGTAGGCCACCCCTCAGAAAGAGGGATGACCAATGTTTTATTACCAGTTCCGACGATTAGACTCGGAACGCCCGATGACTTGGGGCCTGATCGTAATCACGATCATAAACGACCCTTGTAGAGCGTTCTTCAAGACTATTAGGCTCAACTTCTTCAAGAACCTCGTACCGGCAGCAACGCATCTTGGCATTGTTGTAATCCGGCGGCACAGCAACCACGTCTGCCGGGTTTACCTTAACTGCAACAGTACGACTACCGTTAGAGTAGAAATGACTCAGGTAAGAGGTAGCTGCAACGTGGAGACCCTGCGAGCAGGTGTTATTGATGTTGTCATCAACCTGATGTCGAGAAACTTCGCACACCTTACCCGGACTATTGTCAAATGTATTTGAGTGGATGTCACGGTAGTTCTCGCGAACGTTCTTAAAGGCCACAAAGTGCCCATCTTCTGTGATAGGAGCCATCCAGTGCTCAAGGAATGCAAACAGAGACTGACGAGAGTTGTAGCTAGGATTCTGGTCAATGTTGCGAAGGAAGTTAGCCAAGGGCTCAATGTCAGCGTCTTCGCTAGCAAGATCAAGCATCTTATCTACGAGAACACCATGAAGCTCTTCACCCTTGTAGGTGATAGTTTGTGCTTCAAGGTCAACATTAATGTCAGAACCTTCTGCAAACTTAGACATTGCAAGACCACGGTCAATCAAACTGGTGATAAGTTCAGGGTCATGAGGCTCGTAAAGAAGGTGTTTACAAAGCTCATCAAAGTTCTTTGAGTCACTTGGGATGTTATGCGACTTGCCGTTAAAGAAGATAGAGATTGCTTTCGGGGTGTAGGTATAGGGGTATTGCATTAAAACTTTCCTTTTTGGTTCATGACTAGGTCTTCATACTGCTTAACAGTATCTTTATTCCATCCGTTCAGTTTAGATAGGAGTGGAAACAGGGAAGATCGTTCTTTCGAGATTGCCTCAATGATACGATCGTAAGAAACAAGATGTCCTGACTCTTTAACATCAGCCCTAACTGAGTTAATTTTGTGTAGATCATCCCTCGTTATAGATGCGGTAATTTTCTCAAGTTTTTCATAGATTGGCCTTATAGCATTTATATGCCTGCTTGGCCAAAACGGAAGTGTGTAAGAATTGTAAGAGGAATTTATGATATTACTAATACGATTTTTTGCAGTTATGCAATGCCTCAGATTAACAAGACGTTTGTATTCTCCACTATTAATTACCTCTTTAGCAGTGACATCAAGATTAATCCAATCTGGGTCTTTATCAAATCGACTCCACATAGTTTTAGGAACAATAACAACTTTATCATCAGGACTTAGCCCAAGAATACTTTTCCAGTTAGGGAGAAGAAAATTTTCCTTGAAAGCCCCGTCTTGGATATCGTTTCTAAACATGCGAAGATAGTAACCACCCTCATCAAATTCTTCAGGTTCAAGTGTAGTATCGTAACCACGGAAGCTGCCATTCCCTTTCAGTTCCCTGAGTTTTACACGAGACCTCCCCTTTTTAGGATGGGTGTAGTCTATTTCGTGGGTAAAAATAGTTCCCCTATTCTCTTTTGCACGCCTAGACTTATAGGTCTTTATCTGATCCAGAGCTTCTTTCTCGTTGTCGTCCGTTATTTCAACATAGGAAGCTCGACTAAAACCTTTTTCCGTTAGGTACTTATGTACACGTCTGGCATTATGCTTTGCTTGGGGCGCTCCCTTCCTTTGATCGGATATAATAAGAATTGGATCTGTGGTAAGCCGGTAAATTGAATCAGTAAAATGATTTGTTTTAGTAATTTTTGCGTTGGCTGTGGCTTTATGATCTATCCAAGCAAAAGAAAATTGGTCTAGCTCGGTTAGAATATGGGAATTGAGTAATTTGCCCCAAACAGAAGTAAACCTACCTTCTTTGTAAACAGTAGCATTCCCATATTGCGGTTTCTTTGGGTCATATTTTTCTAGGTTTGAGTTAGTACTAAATTTTACTATTGAACTGGCAGAAGTGAAGTATTGTTGCTTAAAATAGTTATGTGAAACTCTACTCCGAAAGTATTTGTTAGCTTCTTCAAGCGTTTTAAATTTGTTTACTACTTCAAGAGTATCCTCTAAGATTACATCTGATACTTCATTAATTCTCTTTTTAATAGAGTCAGCAGTAGGTTCATCTTTACCGAAAGATAGCTCCTCCCGAGACAGAGTTATCTCAAGTTCCCCCATTTCAAAGGGTAGGACAATAATGTCATCACGACCACAAAGTTTTGTTAGAGTAATAATTTCGGAAGAAGAAACATAATCGTTAGGCTTGATAGGATAAAGAACGGTACCCATTTTAGCAAAAACAATGGTTTCGTTATACCCTATCCCTACGGGGCTTCCGTTTTTATCACAGAAATTGCCTATCTTGTAAAGACCTTTTTTATCAATGTCATATTTGATACGCTTTTTAGGCTCAAACCCCTCTGGGATAGGGTCATAGGCGAGAGAAACCCACTCAGCAGCATCCCGGAAAGACTGAACGTCTCTAGCATCAACAGGGAAAGTTACCTCTAGACCAGTTTCATCATTAGAGTCTTCCTCGTGCATCAAGTTAATGGTTGGTACACCGTCTCGACCAATTACTGCTGAATAGACCCTACGCTTTCCATCATGCCAAGATGTAACCCCGTATGTGTCAGTGTAGGAGAAAGGCGATTTAGAACCAAGACCCCACTTGCCCGTTTGAGAGTTTGTATCCTCTTTTGTAGATTGGAACACAGTTGTATACAGTCCCATGACATCTTCATGAGACAATCCATAGCCATAATCACGCACCCTAAACTCGTTGTTGAACAAACTAGGAAACGTAACAGAAAAGGGGCGGTCCTTGTTACCACGTTCTGTATGAGCGTCGTAAGCGTTAGACCAGATTTCCCTAGTAATTGATTCCGCCTTGCGGGAGTATAGACCGTCAATAAGAGCCTTAAAGGCCTTTCCATTCTCAGCAATTTTGAAACGACCTTCTTGAGACACGCTCGTACGTACATCACGTTCTTCTTGCATCAACTTCATTTTGGATAGATTCCTTCAATTATGATTCGTCTAGCATTTTCTAAAGAGTAAGTCTTGTAGATGAGGAAAATAGAGTCTGCGTCACCTATACACAACCCTTTAGAATACACCTGAGGAACAGTTCTGTGTTTTGCCACAAAGAGTGGCCGGATAGATGTTGCATTAACTTCAGTAAATTCAAATTCGAGTTCTCGAAGAATTCTCTTTACATCATTGCAGTGTGGGCAATATTCTTTTTTTGTGAATACTACTAAATCTTCTTTAGAGTAAGATAACAGATCTCCCATCTACAATCCCCCTATAGTCTGATTCAAATTTATTCCATCTCAAATCATACTCTTGACCTTTATATTTCACAGTTATAATGTCAGAGAAGAAGTATGACAAATTTCCGCTCATACTTCCCCTAACGAATTCAGCTTTGATAAACTTCCCTTCCCTCTCAACAAGAAGAGTCTCTATATTATCACTCATCAGAATTCCTCTGCCACAATAATTTCACTGTAGTGATCCTCATAGTTGTAGTCATTTTTCCGCATCTTCAGAAATTTCTTAACTGAATCAGTTTCACCAAAGATTAGGATTTCTCCATATCCAATTCCCATTTGTGATGGATGTAAGAACTCTACACGATCCAGAGTATTAGACAAACCGTGAATCGTCCTATTCATAACTGTTGATTGGTTATCATCAGGATCAGTAAATAGAATAAGAGAGTTAGAAGAGAGAGAAGTTACCAGTTTGGGAAGAAGAAGAAGAGTGATTGGGTCACACATATAGACTTCGACTGTAAGATCCTCTTTACGCCCGGCCAAACTTTTGATGACGTCTTGGACAATTCGTTCATTGTCTCGTTTCAATACCATTTTTCTCCTTGCTGTTTTTCTTTGAGGGATCTTTGGATCTTCATCCCCTTTCTTTGGCCGTCCCGGTTTACGCTTGACTTTACTTGTCGCAGGCCCCTTTGTTTCGTTTTCCATTCTTTTCCTCTTTGAATTTAGATACAGTCATAGCCACATCGTCGTAGATACCGTCAGATCCTTGTACGAACCTACGAGCATTTTTCTCACCGTGTTCATGCTTTACGTTGTACACGTCATACAACGCCCCTTTCTCGTAGAATTGAGTTTCAGACAGCACACAACGCAGCTTCGAATTTGTCTTGATCATTTGATTTGTTTGACCAGAGTAGTGAGGTTCCAAACTTTCCATTTTCAATTTCCTTTCGGAATCCTATAATGTGAGAGAGATGATGTGCGGATACTTGGTATCCATCTTTGTAGTCTTTATTGTATTTAATAGCAATCTTATCACACCAAGAGTTCCACATGTGTTCTGGATTCTTCATTGGCTCGTGATAACATAGACCGATATATCTAGTTACAAGATCGCGATTACGCCAAACGTTGTATTCGTAATTAGAGTAGGGGGAATTATTGTAATTTGGCCTTTTATTTGCTTTCAAAACCCTGTCTGATAACTTTGATATTGTCTCCCACCTAATACTTTTGTAGGGGTAAGAACCAGGTAGTTCAAATTTGTGCTTTTTGTTAAAGTCCTGTATGTGATGTGTATCAATGCAACCTATGGGATGCCCACACATTTGCAAAACAAAACCAACTTTTGTAAGATTCAGACCCTTTATATCCAGCAAGTGGTAAAACCTACTAGTGAGACAAAACTCTTCGCTTGTTGCAGCTTCAAAGTACTTATCAACGTTGTCAACAAGATGTGACCAACCTTCTTCTGTTGTTGAGGTAATTTTGTTATCTACATCAATTCTGTTAAAAGGGCGTCGAATTGAATGCATTGTAAACCTACACACAGCAAGGAAGCCTTCAATAGACTTCGCTTGCTGTGCAATAAGGGGGACATGTTCATTATACATGTTTAATATTTTCCTTTAGATTTCGCAACCTCCAGCGACGCAAGCTAGCTCTTGACTACCTTTTGTCATGTCGGTGCTTTCATAAAATGAAAGTAGAGACCAATCAACCTCTACACTACGTTCACGGCTCCATTCTCTGTATTCTTCTTCAGAGATTTCAGCATAAGGAGCTTGCTGATAAGTCCCGCCATCGTAAGGCAAGAAGGAAACACCAGACATCTTGTCAAAGTGCTCATAGACAAATTTTCCTACTTCTTCCCATTCGTGATCTTCAACTGAAATTGTCACAGATGGTTTGTGCTCACACCAGTGATCTTGGTAAACAAGCCAAGTCTTAAGCTGATCAATAGCATTCATATCATGCCTAAAGACGGCTTTGTCTGGCGCTTTCATTGGAAAATAGAATACAGTGCTGCTATACTCTTCTTCTCCAACTACTTGATATTCTTTCAAAAGAGTTTTAGTCTTAATATCAAAGACATAGCTGTTGTTATTGATTTTCCCTTCTTCGTCTTTAGAAAGATTTTCATAGTCTTCCACGATAGCAAGCCCACCTTTACTGAAAAACTCCATAACATTAGGCTCCCAGTACACTCCTTGATCCTTCATAAGAAGGGTAACAGGGTCTTTGTTATCATTTCGTACTGTACGAAGGTAGTATGGAGCAAAACGAGTATGGATGCCAGAGGCACTATCTACCATTTGAGACACTGTACCACTAGGCTTTACACAAGTAATAGCAACAGACTGATTAATGCCTAGCTTATTGGCCCAAATACGGTTTACCTCTACAGCATACCTCCTGAAGTAATCAAGGGTTGCCTCCAGACCAGAGTTCTTACGAGTCATTAGAGGGTTATCCATAATACCAGTAAGAGACACGCCTAGGAGTCTTTCTTCTTCAGTATTCTTTTTCCAGATACTACGTAGATTAGGGAAATGGGTTAGAGTAGATTGGATAGTACCAAGAATCACCGCTTTGCGGATCCTCTCTTTAATATCTTCAACGGTATCTTTGGGCCGTATAACAGCCTCTGTTAAGTTACAGAACTGATAAGGACGAAGGATTATTTCACTGCACGGATTTGTGCCAAAGTTAATCTTTTCCCAACGACTTGGGTCATTAGCACTTGTAGCATGGGTCATACGACGACCGTGTTTTTTAATAATCCTTTGTGCCGCTTCTCTGTTGAAGATACCCCTCTCACCAGAACCAGATTTAATCAAGGCCTGCCATTCTTCCCAGAAAGTGGCTTCGTTTGGCTTATGGTCATATGCAACTGAGTTATTGCTCAGAGCACGTTCAGGATGTACAATATACCATTCACCCTCTTTAGCAATGCGAAGCTCAGCGTCATCAAGGTCGGAAAGCGAGATCATTGCGGATCGACGGACTCCACCAACAACAATAACTTGAGCAATCTTGCACATTATGTCATGACACTCTTGTGTTTTAAGTTGGCGACCTCTCGCCTCACGAAACACTTTAACAACAAAATGAAAAAGATCTTCTAGCGGTTCAGGTCCACTAGCACGTCCACCAAAAGTTTTTAGTGGGGTACCAGCTTTACGGACACGAGTTGTGTCCCAGCTAGGCTCAATGCCAGAAAAGAGTAGGGATATAAGCTGATGCAAAGCATCCGCCCAACTTTCTTTGAAGTCTTCTACAATAATTTGTGTAGGGACTTTTGTCATAGTCTCTGCAACTTCAGGAAGGTCACACACAAACTTATTTTCTACAGAGAAACCAACACCTGTACCGTTTGACAAGATAATCATAGTTTCTCTAAAGGAATGGATGTTGTCAACAACAAGAAAAGCACAATTAAAGCCAGCCGTGTTATCTCGATCTAGAGCAGGTCCTGCTGTCATCATTGCCCTCATAGAAGGCATGGCTTCAAGATCATAAATACCTTGTCGTAGTTCTGAGATCACATCAAGGTCCTCTTGGCTTAATTCGCCAATGTGACCCCTCATAACACTGGTGACAACATTATCAATGTATCTATCTACCGTTTCATGGTAGTTTTCTCGCCTTTGGAGGAACTCAATCCATCGAGCATAACGAGAAAGGGCAATAAACTTTTGGTAAGAAGTAGGTAGTTCGGATGAATTCATTAGTCCTCCTATGGTAGTTTCTAGTATTACACCCCCACCGTTAAGCGGGGGGTGATTATTATTTAAAGGTCTCTTGGGAGGTATCTCCCTTCTTTTTCAACAAGTTGCACCTCTTCTAGAGGTGGTCCGTTGTACCTTTTTTCTGCTGGTAGCCAGTCCTCAGCTAGGATGAGGGTCCGTTTAGAAAAAGGGGTTACCTTAAACAGAACTTTTTGGTCTATTCTCTCGTCACCTAGGTAGAAGAGCCCTAACTCAGCTTTTGCATTACATCTCTTTTTTGTAACTGGTAGAACTTTGAGACAAATTCCTACATAAATTCGTCCATCCATTCCACCTTTAGAATAAATAACATGGTTACCTATTCTGATCTCTCTTCCAAATCGATCAGGGACATAGTCTTTACTCTTGTCAGTCGTGCCGTTAAAGAGGTCCATCGTTGTATTCCTTTGGATTATTTGATTTACTAAGACTGACCACACGATCAATGTATGCATCAGCAACGGCGATTAGACTTTCTGGAGCTTTGTCGTTGAAGTGTGTTTTAGGAGAAACCTTATTCGTCAACCTAACATAGCTTAACCAATAACTTCTGCATACTGCGTTTTTTCCACATACTGAAAAATGGCGTCCTGACATCTTTTCGATGACACACTTAACTCGATAGTCAACTTGGTATATAGTTTCGGTTTTCATGCTGTATTCCTACATCAGGGTTATTGTTACATTCCCTTTTTAAGGTAAAACCAAATGACAACTAACACAAAGAAGATGAGGATAATAGCAAGCGGGATCAAAAGAGGTGAAAGTACCCACCACCAAGACCATGATGCAACTACACCAACTTGGCCTAGTTTAAGACCCACAAACAGCAGGGTTAGTAGTTGCAGGAACCCTACGAACCTGTAGTTGTGTTCAACAGTTTTTTTCTCAGACATCTTATCTCCTAGATAGTTATTAGACTAATTTGTTATTTAATGAGGCAGGTTCCTTACCCTGCCCCACCGTAGTTATTCCTCATCTTTAACGTCACCTAAATTTTTCTTTGATTGCTCATACTTATCTAGCTCCTTTAGCACTTCTCGTGCTGTTTCTGCCGGGTAAGTCCCCATGACCCAGTGCCAATTTACAAAGCTCCTTATAGCTTCAATGTTGCCACCAAAGAAGTTAAGTAACGCCCTCAGATTATCACTTACTTGTATTGTCCTTTTAATTTTAGATTTCTTTCATTTCTTCTACTCTCATGAGCTTGTCTGTATCAGCCTGCATCCTTCCAGTTTTATGATTGTAATATAGCTTACCAGCAGGGCCGGTTTGGCCAGTGAAGCGACACTTGAGTACACTTAGCATCATAGTGTTTCGCTCTTTCTCGTCGTCTGACTCTTGGTTTCTTGCAAAGCCAATGACGTCGAAAGAAATCTGTTTGATAGAACCAGAATTGTGGGTGATTATATGGTTACCCAATAAGAACCTACCGTCTCCGTCTAAGGTAAAGCCATAGTATCTATCTTCATTAAGTTTCTCAATGATAATTCCTCTTTTTAGACAGTCATTACGTTTCCTACTAGGTGGTACTCTTGATGACTTTTGACAAGGTATCTTATCTATTGCACCTGAAATCGTTACTTGGTAAATAGTAGAGTTATATGAAGAATAGCTTGTTGAAGTTATCTTTTGAGGGCGACAAGTACTATAAAAACCTAAAGACCTTGCAATGTCCTTTACATCTTCCGCCATTGTTTTATCTTTCTGGTAAAAATAAAAACACCTGTCTTTCTTTGAGTAAGTTCCGTCTGTATCTATTAACCCGGCAATTAACTGGATTCTATTTTCCCTAGAGTTAAACTTATAGTCAGGAGGAATGTGTTTGTTATTTAGAACACCAATATGCCTTAATTTATTGAGTAAATCATTTTTTGTAGTAGTTACAAAGTTGAAATATTCTTTCTTTCTATTAGATGGTGTCTTCAAAGTTGCATTCAATTCTTCGCTTACCCTTTTTGCAATACCTAAGTCAGAAGCATCCATGATCCTGAAAGCAGACTTAGAACCGTCTCCAAGCCAAACCCCTAAAGAGTAAGGGGGTATAATAAGATCCTTATTATCTAGTTCATACCCTTCCGAGAAGTGTTGTTTACACCTAACCTGAAAGCTTTTACTTTTATCTAAAAAGTCTTTAACTTTCATATCAAACATTCTATTATTTCTTGATAGAGTCAATACATGGTTCTCATTACAGATAAAATAATCTTTTGATGTTTTGTTAGATACTTTATACATACGTTGTTCACCGGTTTTTAGGCTCATAACTGTTCTTGGTAATGAGTCTGGACCCATGAGCTTGTCACCAACTTTGATGTCTTGTACTTTTACTTTTCTACCCTTATAGCTTAATACTTCTGTGTCATAAGCTAAACAACCTTTGATGTCGTCTAGGGACGGAATACGACCTTGTTCAAAAGTTTTCTGGTCGTTGTTTCTTTTACGAAGGTGAGAGATTAGACCAATCCACACATCATACTTCTTAGCTAGATGCAAGAGACTGTTCATAATCTTGTCAATGGCTTCATTACCAGTAAGCCCGTCTGAACCTTCAGAAACAAGAATTGTAATGTGATCGATAAAAAGATACTTACAACCTTTCAGACACATGAACTCTAGGTGGTCCATAATAGACCCGTCGCTGATAGAGCCTTGATGGTCCAACACCAGAATATCTCCATCTGCGAAGACCTTATCAAAGCCTTCTCTCAGGTTTTCCATAGGGACATCTTCGTAAGAGGGGTTCTTGTTGATAGCCATACCAGAGAGCTTCTTAGTGTACTCCTCTGGTGACTCCTCTAGGCTGATGATACCTACCCTACTAGAGGAGTGAACCCATGCCTCTCCGGTCTCCTCTGAGACACCCTGCTGTAGGTGGTAAACGATCTCTCTCATTAGGGTAGACTTCCCAGAGCCTGTGCCAGAGGTCCAAAGGGTAATTTCACCAGTTCGTATACCTCTAAGCTTTTCGTTTAGACCCTCCATATAGTCCGGGTAAGGTACAGACTGTTTATTGTTATATGCCTCTAGCCTTTCCCAGAGGTCTTTACCGTTAAGAATAGCAGCAGGAGAATACTCTCTAGCATCAGCAATAGCCCAAACTACGTGGTCTATGCCATACTCTTTTGCATAGTCGCAAGC